CAGGAGATCAAATGAAATTATCACAACTGGCTGCCAAGCCCAAACTCATAGAAATCGCATTAGACGATGCGGAAACCATTGCTGAACATGGTGAACCACTTACCTTCCATACCTGGGACCGTCAACCACTTGATGTGTTCATGCGACTGGCTGTGGCACAACAAAATGACCAGTCAGGCATGTTGGACATCATCCGCACCATGATGCTGGATGAACATGGCAAAGAGATTATCTCTGCTGACACCATGTTGCCCACAGGTGTGTTGATTCGTGCCATTGGCAAACTCACAGACACACTGGGAAAGTAATTGGTGATGACCATGACTGGGCGGACGCTGAGACCATGATGATGATCACACTAGACAACCTAGCACATCGTTATCAGTGTCTGCCCAGTGAGGCTCTAGCACGAAGCAATACCTTTGATCTCAAAGTATTGCATTTGTCTAGTGCTTGGCAACATCACCAACAAGAACAAGCTGAGGCTGAGGCCAATCCAGGTGCACCTCGCAAACCCAAGAGAAAAAAACACACAGCTAATGAATTGCAGGCCATGCTTGACGCAGTTAGGGACAAAAAATGATAATCATCCAGGACAAAATTACGCCTGCCATCAAGCGACAGATTGATCAACTGGAGCAGTATCCTAAACAGGCTGAAGCTGAGTTCAAGAAATTAACTCCCATACGCACAGGCAATGCCAGAAGACGAACCAATCTAAAGAATCAGACCATTCAGGCCAATTACCCTTATGTTCAACAGCTTGATCAAGGTGCCAGTCGCCAAGCACCAGAAGGCATGACAGTGCCTTTTGAGCAGTGGGTGCGGCGTGAGACAAAAAGAATATTTGGAAAGTAAAACATGGCCACATCAAATTACAATGTAAATGTAACGACCACACAAGCTGTGGCAGCAATGACACGACTGCAACAAAGCACCGCCAAGGTCAATGCTGCCTTTGGTGGCCTTAAAACAGCAGTTGGTGGTCTTGCCCTGGGTGCCGCAATCAGTTCAGCATTGCGTTACGCTGATGCCATCAATGACATTGCAGAAGCCACTGGCATTGGCACAGCCAACATTCTAGGATTCAGTCGTGCAGTGGCTGCCAATGGTGGTTCAGCAGAATCAGCACAGGCCAGTATTCTAAGACTCAGTCAAAGCATTGATGATGCCGCAACTGGCTCAGACAAAATGCGATATCAATTTGAACAAGTTGGTATTAGCCTACAAGACCTAGCCACGCTGAGTGAACAAGACATCCTGAACAAGACTGTGGCAGGCCTGGCCAAGATTGAGGACAACTCCAAACGCATTGCGTTAGCCACAGACATACTAGGTAAATCAGCAAGAGGCATCAACTTTAAGGGTGTGGATGCCAGTTTGCCTGGAGCCATAGCACAGAGTCAGAAGTATGCTGCCAGCCAGGTTGCCGCGGCTCAGCTACAAGACAAACTGAACTATGCTATTGACCAATTCCGCATGAGCTTGCTCAAGGCCCTGGAACCCTTGATCAAATTCCTAAATGCACTTGAGCCTGAACAAATAGATCGCTTTGTAGAAGCAGTTGTGAAGATAGGCGGAGCCGCTGTGGCCATCACTGGTCTTATCAAGGTTGTTGAAGGACTGGGCAAGGCATTTGCCTTGCTGGGTGGTGTATTTGCATTGTATAAGAGTGGTATGCTGTCTGTGGCCGCAGGTTCAGCAGGTGCCATAGCCGCTCTTGCTGGACTTGGCAAAACAGCAACCATAACAGCTTCTGTTCTGTATAAGTTTGCGGCACCTGCTTGGATTAGAGCAATCAAAGATGGATCTGGGTTGTTTGGTGAAATGTCCAAGACTGTGGCCACTTTAGGCAAACGACTGGGCTTTCTACAAAGAGACTTTGGCGGTCTTGGCGGTGCTCTTGCTATTATTTTTGGTGGGCTTGCCAGAGTTGCAGCCGCACTGGCCGCTGTGGCAGCCGCGGCCTTGGGCATCAATGAACTAATCAAACTGGCGTTCAGTGTAGATCCCATTGACATCATGGCCACAAAGTTAGAACAACTTGTCACAAAGTATTTGCCAGGAGTGGCAGGCGTTGTGAACAAAATAGGCAGTGCTCTTGGCATGGGTGCACCTCCATCATCACAACCCAAAGAAGGTCTCAACACAGGATCAGGACCGCGAGGATCCATTGGCACTGGTCGTGCCGCAGAAGAAGAGCGTAAGCTCAATGAAGATCGCAAACTGGGTAACAGTGAACTAGATAAAAGAAAGCAAACACTTAAAGGCGTAACAGCAGAGTTTGCCAAGCAAAGCCGTGCCATTGCTGACGCCATTGTGAATGAAGCAGGCTACATCAATCTGTCAGAAGATCAAGTTGAAGTGCTCAAGGCACAGGATGAGGTTTACAAACGCCTTGCTGAATCTACCAAAGACTTGCGAGAGCAAAAGGCAGCACTCAAGCCTGAAGAAAAATCACTGATACCTATTATCAACGCTCAGATCGCCGCACTTGAAAAGCAAGCCAAAGTTGATGCCAACATGATTGGGGCCAGTGTGCAAGCATTGCAAGGTCAACGCCTGCTGGAACTGGATCGTGTGGCCAACATTGAACGCATCACAGCCGCAATGGAACGCCAGGCAGTGTTGGCAGATAGCCTAAACCAAATACGCAAAGAAGGCAACCAGGCCATTGCGGATGCAGAAGCAGAAGGTGCACAGGCTGCACTAACTCCACTGCAACGACAAATTGATGTGATCACTAGAGCCAATCAACGGGCCGCACAACAAGCCGCTGAATCATTTGCCAAGCAGTTTGAAGGCCTGGACATGACTACCAAACAGAGTCAAGAACTTGCTGATGGTCTAGACCTAATCACACAAAAATATTACAAACTCACAGAAGTTCAAGTCAAGAACCTAAGCAATAGTCGTAACTTTGCCACTGGTTGGAAAAAGGCATTTGATGAATATGTGGATGCTGCCACCAATGCCGCTGCCAAAGCAGAACGCTTGTTCATGAAGTTTACTTCTGGCATTGAAGATGCTCTTGTGGACTTTGTGAAAACAGGCAAGCTCAATTGGAAATCATTTGTGGCTGACATGGCTGAAGAACTGTTGAGAAATCAAATCAAAGAAACCATTGCCAGTTTTGGTCAATCTCTAGGACTAGGATCCTTGTTTGGTGGATCAGCAGGTGGAGCTGCCATTGGATCAAGCCCATCAAAGCCCATGTATGTGGTGGATATTTCTGGTGGTGGATTTGGTGGCAGCACAAATGGTTCAGGTGGGGGTGGCAGTATCTTAGACAGTATATTAGGTGGCAGCAAGTCAGGCTCATCTGGTGGCGGATTCTTTGACAGCATACTGAATGTAGGCAAATCAATCTTTGGTGGCATTGGCGACCTGTTTGGTGGCTTCTTTGCCAATGGTGGTATGATCCCTGCAGGCAAGTTTGGCATTGTAGGTGAACGCGGGCCTGAGTTTGTGGGAGGACCTGCTTCAGTAACACCCATGGGCGGCGGGTCAGTTGTCTACAACATCAACGCAACAGATGCTGCCAGTTTTCAGGCCTTGATAGCAAGAGATCCAGGCTTTATTCACTCAGTGGCTGAACTGGGACGCAGCCGTTTACCAGGAGCTAGACGATAATGACAACAGCATTTCAATATGTTTTTACCAACGCAGAATCAATTTCAATTGATCGTCGTGCTGTGACAGCACAAACTGTGAGCCGCAACAATGTGGTTCGCACAGTGAGTCGTGGAGGACAGTTGTGGCGTTTTGAAGTCAAGCTACCTGATGGTATCAGTTGGACCAACCTGCGTCCCTACATTGAAGCCATTGACTACGCTGATCGTTACACTGTGGGCACTGTGCAGATCAACAGTGCTGGTTACAACTCCTGGCTAACACCTTATCAAGGCAATGCAGCCAACCCTGCTGCCATCACAGCATCATGGACACAAGGCACCAGCACAGTCACACTCACAGGTGGTCAAGCAGTGTCAGGATTCAATTTCAAAGCAGGTGACTTGATACAACTGGGTTCAAGCGGTCGTGTTTACAGTGTGGTGTCAAATGTGGCATTTGGTAGCAACAGCGTCACAGTGAATCGCCCTGTGATTGATGCCACAGGATCAGGCACACTTGTAACAGGTGTGAATGTGACCTGGAGTGTGATCTGCACTGAACTGCCCAAGTGGACCATATTTGCTAGAGATCAAGTGTCCTGGTCAGGTGCATTTGTATTTTACGAGGACATGGTATCGTGATTGATCTATCTGGATATTCAGCACTGGCAACAGCACTGTTTGTGAAGATTGATCTTCCTGATGACAGTCCATTGTTGTTCAGCAACTTTGATCGCCCTTATACCATCAATGGCGATCTTTACAATTCATTAGGCAGCCTAATGAGTGCAACCACAAGTGCTAATGAACTTCGTGCTGTGCCAGGAGAAATCACAATTACCATTAGTGGTATTCCCAATGCACGACTACAAGAGATTGTAAGCACCAGGATCAAAGGTTCAGAAGTGATTGTTTATCGTGCTTTTTTCAATCCACAAACAGGTGCCGCATTGGCCATTCCAGGCAACTCTGGATCAAACATTGTGACCCGCTTTCAAGGTCGTGTGATGAGTGTGGCCATACAAGAAGACTGGGACTCAGGCGGCAACAGTTCAACCATCACAGCACAGTTCAATTGTGCCAGTGTGGTGGCATTGTTTTCTAACAAAATTTCTGGACGCAAAACCAATCCTATAGATCAACAAGCACTGTATCCCACAGACACCTCCATGAGTGATGTTCCCAGTTTGTCAAACTCAAACTTTAACTGGGGAGCACCACAATGAGTTTTTTAAGCAACCTATTTGATGTTGGCAAGAGTGTGGTGGGATTCTTTTCTGGCAACTCAATAGGATCACAACTGGCTCGTGTGGCAGGTTCAGCATTTGTTCTAAATCAGGTCACCAAGAATGTCAACAAAAGCAATGACACTGCTCCAAAAATAGATCCAGGTGTGCGATTACAAACACCTGCTGATGTGAACTATCGTGTGCCTGTGGTGTATGGCACAGCACAGTTGTCAGGTGGCATGACTGCTGTGGAAATGGCCAACAGCAACAAAGACCTGTATGTGGTCTACACCTTGTGTGAACGCACAGGCACATTGTTGAGCACCAGCACACAAAGCGTGATCTCTTTTGCGGCTGTGTTCATCAATGATCAACAAGCCACATTCAAAGCAGATGGCTTCACAGTGGACTTCACTACAGACCGCAATGGCGTGCAAGACATCAGCTTGCGTGACCTTGTGCAGATTCGTTGCTACAACAATGGCAGTTCCAACAATGTGTTTCCCACAGGTGCGTCAGGCACCACACAAACTGCCTATGACTTTATTCCAATGTGGACTTCAACAGACTCAATGGATCAGCTGGTGTTTGTGGCAATCAAAATGAACTACAACAAAGACAAAGGTCTCACAAGAATTCCCACTTTTAGGTTCAAGCTAACTAATACAATGACCATGCCAGGTGATTGCATATATGACTACATGACCAACACACGCTACGGTGCTGGCATAGATGCAACGGAGATTTACAGTGTCTAATAGTTTAACTGACCTTAACCAATACGCCAACACCAGTGTGATCTACACTGACAATCGTGCTTACTCAATCACATTCTCAGCCAATGCCGCTAGCAACACTTCTACCACCATTGGTGAAGATCAGAGCTTTGTTGTGCCCGCAGGCATCAACATTGCAAGTGTGATCAGTCAGCCAGGCAACATAACCTACAATGTCATGGCTGGCACTGCTGGCAATGTGGTTGGAACCTGGCCCACGCTGCCAATTGGCATCAGCAATGTGAGTTCAGGCAATGTGTTCAGTATTAGAGGCACCTTTGATAATGTGACTTGGACCGCTGTGAAAGGTCTAACTTTGACCTATCCAGACAAAGAAACCAATTTTAGCTTCACAGCAAATCTGGTGTATCCCAACACAGCCAATGTCAGCTTGAACAATACCTGGAGCTGGACCAACGCAGTCACAGTGGCCAATACCAATCCTGACTTGACATTGACCACTAGTTACAATTGGGCAGAAGATATATCTACTACCTTTGTGTATACAGTTGATGATCTAGATCCAACTGCTACCTATACCCTAACATTTGATCAATTCTCTGGCACTAATGGTGTTATCAGTGTGAATGGCACCAGTCCTGGTGTGGGCAACACTGCCACAGTCACAGGCAACCGTGCCGCTGTGAACTCAGCCGCTGTGGTATTCAATCCTTATCCTGATGCCACAGACAATGTGCAAGTTTATGTGAGTGCTGTCAAAAGCAATCCTTTTGGCAATGTGACTTTTGCCAGCAATGTTGTGGCCAATCTAACTTGCAACTCCACACATTCTGACTACAGTCTAACCACAGCATACAATTATGCTGAAGATGCCACCACCCCAATGGTGTTTAGCATCCTGGATACTGATCCCACAGCCACCAGTTTCACTGTGAAGTTTGATCAGACATCAGGCAACACAGGTGCATTCTTTGTGAATGGTGTGAGTCAGGGAGTGGGTAATCTAACATTCAGCAACAGCAAAGCCAACATCAATGCTGCCAATGTTAGTTTCTTGACTCCTCCAGACTACACAGGCAATGTTGGACTTACCTATTCACAGATTAAATCTAAACCGTTTTTTGGAAATGTTACCACTGTAGACAATGTTGCAATCACAATGACCTGCACATCCACACACGCAGACTACAGTCTAACCACAGCATACAATTTTGCAGAAGATGCCGCAACTGACCTGGTGTTTGACATCTTGGACACTGATGTTAGAGCTACTGGTTACACTGTGGGATTTGCACAAACTTCTGGAACACCTGGATTGTTCTTTGTGAATGGCATTAACCAGGGAATTGGCAACTCTGCAATCTTCAGCAATTCAAAAGCCAACATCAATAGTGCCAATGTGTCATTTGTGCCTTATCCAGATGCCACTGCCAATGTTGGACTTGCATACACACAAGTCAAGACAAATAGTGTTTTTGGTAATGTTACACAAGTGTTAAACGAACCAATCACTTTAACTTGCACATCAACACATTCAGACTACAATCTAACCACTGCATACAACTACACAGAAGATGGCAATGTTCAGTTGGCTTATGAAATCACTGATCCAAATCAAACTGGCAATGTTTATCATGTGAGATTTGACCAGGTCAC